GAATGCGGCTGATATTCTTTCTATATCTTCTGCACTTGGTTGGGTTAAAAGAAAGTTATTGAAATTTTCTTTTGTTAGATTAAATTTACCCAGAAGACCTTCAAAAAGATTGTCTGCTTGTTCTGCTGCATAGTCTACAAGACCAACGGGTTGTTTCTTTTCTTCTTCTCCTCCAGCATCTGTAGGAACTGCATCAGGTTGTGGAGTTGCATCTGGATTTACAGCTGTTGCTGATTTTGCTTCTTCTCCACCTTCAGTTCCATCTACCTGTGGCGCTCTACGTTCAGTAGATCCAGCAGCTAACGCTGATGTTTCTAATGTGTCTGCATCAGTATAATTTTGTGCTTCTCTTCTCTTTTTTATTTTGTTAAATGCATTTCTAGTATCATTTTGAATAGTATTTCTAAGGTTCTGATCAGTAAGCACTGTGCCATCAACGTTTAGTAACTTACCATCTTTTAATAATTCTGCTCCTTTCTCTGTAAAAGTTCCTCCCTTGGGATCAGATTCAAATAAAACTATCGTTTCAGTTTTTCTAGATACACCACTCCTTCCAGGTCCTGTTCTAGTGGTTACTTCTTTATGTCCAACAATCGCACTTGTTCCAGTGTTAGGATCATACCTCAGTTCATATGTCTGTCCTGTATCATCTTTTACGTATCTCTCATTCAACCTCACCGTGGCAGATCCCTTGATGCCAGCTGATTGCCACGCAATGTAATTTTTTTCTAGTGCTACTGACATTTAGATGCTGTCCCAGACCGTGTGCGGTTCCACGTATGTACCATATTTATCAACAAAACTCTCAGTCACAAGTTCTGCTACACTGGCGTACTCTGCTGAGGTTGGAGGAAGGACATGAACTTCTCCCATGTTGGTAAAGAAATAACTGTGTATAGTTTTCTTTGGTAATCGTGCTCCGTATTTATTTATCACTGATCCTGCAATTGCACCACGATAACTTGGATTCAAATAATGAACGTTTGCTCCCAGTAATTTATCCTCCTGGTATTCAAGAACATACACCAGAGGTCTTGTATCATAGTATGGATATTGTTCTGGATATGCTGCATCATAAGAAAAGAAACACATCTCACCTAACTTTGGATATCTTCTTTCACCGTATTCACCTAACTCAGAAAATAATTCATTTGCATACCAATCCGCACTTTCTAGTCCTTCTGCTCTTTCTTTAATTCTCTCTCCAATAGTTTTATATCCAACACCAACTTCAAAGATATCATCCTTAGATAATTCTGGTAATGTTCTTACTTTTCTGGTAGATTTGATACCTACTTGTTTTGCATGAGATGATCTTCTGTATAGATCACTACTCTCAATATATTCTGCTAGATCCTTTTGATTATATTTGGAAAAGTTTTTAAGACCAAGATTTCTTGCAATCTCAGATAACTCATACTTAGTATGATAATATTTCCTAGTCCTAGGATCTATATCAGTGAGTTTTTTATTCTTGAGTCCGTAGAAACCTCTGAGTCTTACCATTACTTGATTCCTAGATCGTCTTCAGTCATAATTTTAAATTCATAATTACGATCTGCACAAAATTCTTTTGCTGCTTTCCACTTTGCTTGGTTCACCATCCAAGTCTTTACGGAATTTGCCCATGCTTTTGTTCGCCGTTTTGGATTTGTAGTTGGTTTCGCCACCTGTTTCTTTGGTTTAATTTCTATAACCTGATGACGTTGCTTGCCATACTTATCAGTGTACTTGATAAAGAAGTCAGGATAGTAACGATGCATTCGATTATCTACAGGAGAGATGTATGGTATCCAAAATTCTTCTGACTGCCATTCATTTACTGCTTCCGTTAAGTCACAGTAAGTCATCATTTTTCTCTCCCACAGAGAACGATAAACTATATCTCTGGGGTTACCCTTGTACTTTTCTGGGTTGCTTGGTAAATATCTTCCGCTATACGGCATACATAGTATATAAGTAGTTTCAAAGTATTTAGATGTCTGCTCCAGATCCCCGGCAGTTTTACACAAGAATACAAGATGTTCAACAGAGGTTTGGCGGACTCACGCAGACTTCGCAGTTCATGGTGCAACTCGGACTTGCTGGTGGTGGGTTCGGTGACTCTGTTGAAAGTCACCTGCTCAATTCGGATGTATATGATAAACTAAATGGAACTAGTGATCACAATTTCTTTTGCTCAGACGCTACTCTCCCCGGATCAACATTCGATGTAATGGAACTGCAGGGAGCACGTCAAGGTATTATTGAACGTATTCCAAATCGTAGAGTTTACACTGATTTTGATTTAACTTTTTATGTTGATAATCAGTATAAAATTCTCAGACTCTTTGAAGAGTGGATGAATTATATTGATCCAGTTCATAGCACCACTGAGGTATATACTGGCAGTGAAAGGGGGATGAGTGGATTCGGAGATAATAATTGTTTTTACAGACTAAGGTATCCTAACTCTTATAAGAGAAATATTATGGTTCATAAGTTTGAACGGGATTTGATAAGAGGAAAAACCATGAATAGCAGTAGTGGTGACGTTAAAGGCGAAAAGAAGGTTAATATTTTAACCTACATTTTTCTTGAATCATTCCCATTGAATCTTCAAGCGATTCCTTTTGCATATGATGGATCTACTATTACAAAAGTAACAGTTAATTTTGCATATACTCGTTATATGGTATGTAAAAATTCTGGTATTGGTAAATCTGTTAAACAATTCCTCTCTAGTTTAGATCCAGCAGGATCAGCAGATGGCAATACACTTGGAGATGCATTTAGTTTCCCACTTGGTGATTTTGGTTTAGACATACCCTCATTCATTGGAGATGAATACGATTTCGATACCAGTATATTTGGAGCAGCAAATACTGTCGATTTCGATGCTTCTTTTGGAACTCAATTTTGGTCTGATGATATAATTCGTGAAAATTTCCTTGGTCTCGAACCCAAACTGGTGTCACCGGCAATCGAACCTACTCGTGAGGTACAAAGAGTAGAACCAACATCTAGACCATCTCAATCACAATCAAGATCAACCAGAGAAGTAAAGAATACTTGGACTCCAGAACAAATTCAATCTGCTTCAGACTATCTTAAGACCCTTCCAGGTGGAGATGTTCCCCCACCACCTCCTCAGCAAATTGATCAGGCTCGACCAAAATTCAATAAGAAGGATCCATTTGCAGGATTCGGTGGAATGTGACCCACTAAATAAAATTACTGAAAAACCCTATAGGATATTATGCCTTTACCAAAGATTTCTACCCCGACTTATGAGTTGGAATTACCTTCATCTGGAAAGAAGATTAGGTACAGACCCTTTCTAGTTAAGGAAGAAAAAATTCTTATTCTTGCATTGGAAAGTGAAGATCCAAAACAGATTACAATTGCGATAAAAAATATTCTGAAGGATTGTATTTCTACCAGAGGAGTCAAGGTTGATGACCTCCCCACTTTTGATATTGAATATATCTTTTTGAACATTCGCGGAAAGTCTGTAGGAGAATCAATTGATCTAGTCATCACTTGCCCTGATGATGGTGAAACTACAGTTCCTGTAAAAGTTTATATTGATGAGATCAATGTTGTTAAGGAAGAGAATCATAGTAGAGATATTAAACTAGATGATTCACTTGTATTGAGAATGAAGTATCCATCTCTCTCTGAGTTTGTTTCATCTAACTTTGATTTTAGTGGAGCAGATGACTCTGCTATTGAACAATCATTTGAAATGATTTCATCTTGTATTGATATGGTTTATAACAATGAGGAATCTTGGGCAGCGTCTGACTGCACCAAGAAGGAATTGAAGACTTGGATTGAAACTTTGAATACAAAACAGTTCCAAGACATTGAAGAATTTTTCAACACTATGCCTAAGTTGTCACATACTTTTAAAGTGACTAACCCGAAGACGGATGTTGAGAGTGAAGTAACATTAGAAGGATTAAACAATTTTTTCGCCTAATTATGGCTCACATCGGTCTTGAATCGTATTACAAAACGAATTTTGGCTTGATGCAGCACCATAAATATTCATTAACGGAGATTGAGAATCTAATTCCTTGGGAGAGGGATATATATGTTGGACTCCTGAATGAATATATTGAAGAAGAGAATTTAAAAGTCAGGCAGAAAAACGCTAGTTCAATGGGTTAATGCTAAACCGTTCACTACTCAAATTAAATAGACTTAAAAAGAAAATGTCTAGTCCTTCTAAACAGAAGGCATTGAATTTTCTAAGTTCTGGTGGTGATTCAGGAGCACAAGCAACTGGTGCAGCGGCAGGGCAAAGAGGAGAGAAGATTGGTAAAAGTCCAATCAAAAATATTTTAAATCCAAACGTAAGAACAAGTGCGATTGAGATCCTTGGATTCTTTTCAGCGAAGAAAACGGAGGTAGACTTACGTAAGAGTGTAAAAACACTTAGGGATTCTCTCGTTAATACTTTTGATATCGCAGCACTTCTGAAGGGTGTAATCATTGGTATTACAAAACAGTTAGAGACTGCACCTAGTAAACTTGGAGGTGGTGGGGGTGGTTTAGGAATACTTGGTTTTCTGAAGAACGGTATTATAAATTTAGTTGGAGGTCTGGGTGCGAAGATACTAGGAATCTTAGGTGGTATCATTAGTCTGATTCCTATGTTTGCTGGATTTGTAATGCCCGCTTTAGTTCTTGGTGGTATTACATTCGCTGTCACGAACGAAGATTTCCGTGACAAAATAAAAAATATGCTTCCTGGTTCTAACACTGATGATGCTGTTGATGAACAAATAGAAGCAGAGGGTGGAGCAGCAACGGCCGAGGCACTGCGAAAAGAACAGGCAGAGAAGAAAGCAAGTCGTAATCCTTTCCAGAACTTCCTCTTTGGCACTATTATGGGAGAGGATGCTGAGTATGATAGACAGATAAGGAGAGCAGAAGAAGCAGAAAGTTCAGGGACTACAGGATCAGGAACTACAGATAGCACTGGTTCAACTGCAGTTCCTCCTGCTAGATCAACAACTTCTCTGATTCCTGGTGCTCGTCCCAAAGGAACTGGAACTGAAGGTGATCCTGTAGTAGAAGGAGAAGATAGAGAATTATTATTAAAATTAATGATTGCGGAAGCAGGTGGTGAGGGTGAACTTGGAATGGCTGCTGTTGGAAGATCTGTTCTGAATAGATCAGGATTAATTCAAGGTGGCGATGTAGGTGCTGGTACATTCATGTCAAGAAGTGGTAGCATACGAGATGTTATTCAGGCGGAAAATCAATATCAACCTTATGCTGAAGGTAAATTAAATAGAGAACTGACATCATCTGAGAGAGCAAGAGCAGAAGCAGCATTGCGACTTGCAGAAGATAGAGAGGCACTTAGAAAAAGATTAATACAAGCAGGAAAAACTGAAACTGAAGCACAAAGAATAGGTGCCTCTACTGGATTTAGAACTCATGGTGCAAGATATGATGCATCACAGGAAGTCAATGTTACTGAACTTGGTGGACATCGTTTCAACACTGCTGGTAATAGAGATCTTAAGTTACCAACATTAGAACTAGTTCCACCGAAACCAAACCCACCAGAACCAAAACCAGAATCTCTGGTGGAGGGAGAAAACGTTTCTACAGACATAAGTAAAACTAAAACTCAAGAAATTGCAAGAGAAGAAGGCACTGATATGGCTGGAAACATTGCCATTCTTCCAGTGGGCATGCCAAGTAGACCAACACCACCACAACCAGTAGGAGGTGAATCTGTTGTCAACCCATCACCTGCAACAGGAGGGAGTCCTTCTGTTGCATTCTTGACTCCATTTAATCCTGATAGTGTTGATAATTACACTTCCAAGTTGCTTTACAACATAATGGACGCATAGAAATATGAGAAGATTACTTAAGTCACCACTAAAAAAAGCTGCCAATAATATTTCAAGGATTGGATTCAGTCCAAGAGCAAGAAGAGTTCGTGCGTTTGATTTTGATCGTAAATCAGAATACGTAAAGTTTGTTGATTTTATTAAAAATAGTACACAAGAACTAAAAAACGCAGACTTACCATCAAAGAGACAACTTAAAAAAATAACTAACTTTGATGTTGTTGGTGGTGGTGGAGGTGGTGCTGGTTTACTTGGACTCTTAGGTTTGGGTGGACTTGGACTGGGACTTGGTGCTTTTAAACTTCCGAAGATAAATATTCCATTCACTAATAATCCATTCAACAATCCAAAGGGTAGAAGACCAAGAAGAGATAGAGGTAGAAATCAAACAAGGCCTGATAGTAGAGGTAGACGTAGAGGAGACAGAAATAGAGATTCTAGAAATCAAAGAAGGAATAGAAGAACTCGCAATAACACTACTCAAAGACCGGGGCGAGGAGTTTCATCTAGAGAGGAAGCTAGGTACAGACGAAGGTTTGGAGATAGGGCAGGCGATAGAAAATTTGGTAAACTAAATCAGGGTCGAGTACAGAATAGAGGATTTAGAAGTCCATTTAGGCAGAGACCACAGGTAAGTGGAACTGGTGCGGATAGATTCAGACAGGGAGTTAGACAACGTATTCCAGGACAGGGAGCTCGTGTTACTGGTGGTAATGTTGATCGAGCATTAAATTCAAGATCTATGCGAGCAGTCCGACAGGCCGGTAGGTTTGGACTCAAAGGTGGTAGAGCAGTGATAGGTGCAAGCAGAGCAATGCTCCGTGGTGTACGTAGAATTCCAGTTATTGGATCTATAATAGCAGGTGTCTTTACATACTTCCAAGACATAGAAGGTGGTAATAATCCCGATCTTCCAGGTGGTGGACCAGACGGAAAACCAGATATGAATCTGAGTAGAGCATTATTCAGTGCTGGTGGTGCTGCTCTTGGTGGTGTCCTTGGATCTTTTATTCCGATTCCTGTAATTGGAACAATGCTTGGTGGTATTATTGGTGAATACATTGGTGAACTTGCATATGAATTGCTTAAGGGTGGTGGAGTTCCAGCAGTTGGACAAAGATTGAAAAAGGATCTTCAAAAACTTCTTGAGGTAGGTGGTGCTGTAGGAGGATGGGCTAAGGATGGTTTTAAAAGATTGTATAAGGGATTGCCTAAGGTAAAGCTGCCTCCACTGCATCCTTGGTTGAAAGCTATTGATATTGGTAAAGTTCTTCAATTATTACCTTGGGGTAAGGAAGTTCCTGATCCTTCAATACTTTTTGATATTAAGAAACAGGCCCAGATTTTCATGAAGATTCCAAGAGCATTCTTCTCTAGAGATCCTATGGATGGATCTAAATCTTCGTCAGCACCTGAATCGGAGTCAGAAACGAAGAAAAGAATGATAGGACAAGAGGCAACTCTAAATGGTAAACCTGTAGTATGGGATGGAAATAAGTGGGTTGCTCCAGAAGTATTAGAAGATCGAGGGATAGATAGAATTGATGATCAAGATGATCAAGACTTAGGACTTACACCAATGTCTAACACTGTAAGTGTTGGTTTGAAAGATCTTGTTTCTGTTGATGCAATGACTGGAAAGAGGGATCCAGGTGGTCCGATAATGACCAGTGGTAGAGGCATGAGAATGAGTCCCACGAAGGGAAGAATGATACATCACGCAGGTGTAGATATTGGAACTGGACATGAGAAAGGATGGTATGTTGCTTTTAAAATAAAGGGAAAGGTAAGTTTAGTTGAATATCTCGGTGGATATGGAAATGCAGTTTTCATTGAAGCAGATGGTAAGGATTTTATCTTTGGTCACTTAGCACGTCCATCGGATTTAAGACCAGGGCAAATTTATAATGGTCAGATTATCGGTGAGATTGGTAACACTGGAGCTGGCACCGGAGAACATCTACACTTTGAAGTAAGAACTGCTGGTGGTGGTAGAGGAACTGATATGGATCCGATGCCATATGTTAAGTATCTTATGATTGGCAGACTCGGAACGGGAACACCACAAACTATGCTGGCTAGAGCAGAGTCCAGTCCATCAGTTGCTAATGATGGTACAATTAGAACAAACAATCGTGGCGGTAGTCAGGTTGTCAATCCTGCTACTGGAGAAGTCAGAGAGATTGCAGCAGATCCTAGACGTGAACAACAAAAGAATGCCGGTCAAATTTTTATGGAAAGTATAGCACAACTTGCTAGTGTACTCGCTGCTCAACCAGAACCAGAACAATCAAAACCTAAGATTGCCACACTTCCCGTACCAGCACCTCAAGGTGAAAATGGAAATAATAAAGGACAAACTACAAGTAGTATGCAACAAGTGGCTAGTTCACAAGCATTAAATAGTTACTGGCAGGCAACTCTCTTTACTAAGTTATCAGTATAATGTTACAAGTAACAACGGCACTTAAATATAATACAGTCAATATTACTTCTCTTGATGGTGAGAAAAGTCTTGATCTGACAGCAAATCTTGTACAGACAGACTACTTTGAAGATCTTTTGGAACCATGTGTATCTGCAACGTTGTCAATCGCAGCAACATATGATATAGTAGAAGGGTTGCCAATACGAGGAGGAGAAAGAGTTATCATAGATTTGGAAACTGCCTCTGGACCATTCCTACAAGAGTTTTTTGTTTATAAAGTAGGTGATGCAACGATGACAAAACAAAAATCATCGTTCATTTTACATCTAGTTCCAGTTGAATATGCAAATAATTTAGAAATTGAAATTGGTAAAAAGTTTCAAAATCTTCCCATAGATATTCACGTTAGAGAAATTTTAACAGATATTCTCAAAACAAAAAGAATAGGTGTAATAGAAAATACTTCCAATTCTCTAAGTTTTTATGGCAATTTGAAGAATCCATTCTATCACCTCAGACGGTTGGGACCACAGTCTGAATCCATAGTAGGTAATGGTCCGAAAGGAGAAGACATTTCAGAAAATGATGATAGTAAAGATTTAGAAGCACACGGAACAGCAGGATTTCTTTTCTATCAGAATGCAGATGGATTTCACTTTAGAAGTATTGATAGTCTAGCATCCAAAACTCAATCTCAGTTTGCGAGTGCTGATGAAGAAAAGGTATTCACATACACTGCAGGAGAAGTTACTAAAGCAGGCGATCCCTCTAATGCAAAACAAATCATACAATACTTCTTTGAAAAAAATATTGATGTCAGAAAAGCATTGAGAGTTGGTATGTATTCAAACCGAGTTATTAATTATAGTCCAAAGACTGGACAAGTTTCAGTCTATACTTATAATTTAAAAAATGAAATAGGTGAAAAACTTGGTAAAGAATCTAAAATATCTTCCCCTGATGATTTAATTCAAAAACCCACCAGAACTTTTTTTAATATATCCGATGAGGGAGTTCATAGTTCAGGTGGTGGCACTGAGGGAATTCAAAAAAGAACTGCTTCCGCTAGATCTTTCTCTAGGTATAATTTATTGTTCACACAGGGACTAAATATTCTCATACCATGTAATGTTCAACTAAAAGTTGGAGATATAATTCGTTGTATCTTCACCGAATTGGAAGGTGGAGATCCAAGAACACGAACTGAAGGCACAAGTGGTTTGTATTTGATTAAAGAATTGAGACATCATTTTTCCTCTAATCAAAATACTACATCTCTAAAATTAGTTAGAGATTCTTACGGTTTACAGTAAAGGAGAACTAAATGAAAAACATTGAAACACACATTGAAAAGGATAAGGAAATACTTGCTAACCCAACAACCTCACCTCAACAACGTCGTCACATTGAAGGTGAGTTGCATGAACTTGAAGTTTATGCAGAGAATCACAAGAAAGAAATCGAAGCAGGAGATCATCATGATCCCTCTCCATTGGAATTGTATTGTGAAATGAATCCAGAAACAGACGAATGTAGAATTTACGAAGATTAATGATTGACGAGTCTCTAATAAAAACTAATTTTGCTGGTAAGGACGGATTCACATGGTGGATCGGTAGAGTTGCCAGTCCATCTGTTTGGAGAAAGACTGAAACTATCATGTCCCAAAATGAGGAGAAGGGGCATAGAGTAAAAGTTAGAATCATTGGTTACCATCCTTGGGATACCAATGAACTTTCTGAAGATGATTTACCATGGGCAGAAGTTTTATCCAATGCTCAGGTTGGTAATGGTCAGGGGACGAGAGGAGAGACAATGAATCTCGTTGGTGGAGAAACTGCTGTAGGTTTCTTCATGGATGGTGAAGAGGCACAGCAACCTGTCATCTTTGGTCTCTTACACAGAAGTGGAGATGTTAAGGATACTGTAAGAACATCTGATGCAATAGCAAAGGGAGCAGGGTACGGAACTTTTAATCCACCAGGCCCAAAACCAACACAGACACCGTGTACAAAGACTGAACCTGTTGCAAAGGGGCAGACTGGTAAAGTAGAAAGATCGATAAGAAAGGACGGATCTTTTAGTCCCTTGTATGGAAGCACAGTTGAACAAAAATATGGAAGTGGAACTGCAGCAGAATGTAAAACTGAAATGCTGGCAACTGAAAAAGTTCAACCAGCGTCAACATGTAGTGATAATTATGTTGGTAAAATTACACAGGTACTTCAAGACTTTATTGCACTATCAAATACTGTAGAAAAAACACTTGATGTTTATGTCGATCCCGTGCTGAACGAGGTCGTTGACATGACATATCAGATCAAAAAGTTTGCGAAAAGAACCATGGGCATCATCAAGATGGTGCTCAATAATATTAGAGATGGATTATTCAAAAAGTTAAATGTTCTCTTCAGTCAATTTCTTGGCGCATTAAACATAACAAATCCATTCTCTTTATTAACAACACCAGCGGCACAGAAAGGATTTATGAAGATCCTTGCTTTGATCTTCTGTATTTTTGAAAAACTGCTTGGTGAACTTCTGAATTTCTTGACCAACATGTTTGAAACTCTGCTTGGTCGTGTCATCAATGGACCATTTTGTGCAATAGAACAATTTGTTCAGGGACTTTTAGCAAAGGTTGTAGATGCACTAGAGAAGGGATTGGAACCAATTCTAAAAGGTCTTGATTGGTTGATGGGTGGAATTGATGCTGTTAGAGGGTTCTTGTTTACAGCAACCAGTTTAGCAACCAAAATCTACAACTTTATCGGATGTGATGGACTGAAGTGTACTACTCCGAATAGTTGGATCTCTACATTGAATGGATCTCTAGAAGAGAAACGTGATGACTGGAGAAGGCAAGTTGCTGGTATTAATATATTCAGAGATGCTAATAAAGAGTTATCTAATATTGAAAGGGATGTTAATAACGCAACGATAGATATTTTCTCAGCCGGAGAATACAAGAAGAAGACATATAAAGGATCAAACTTAGAAAGTATTTTACGAGATGTTGATAAGTTAACTGGAGGAAAAGCAGCTAAGAAATTTAACAAAGGATTGGATTCGATTGAAGCGGCACTTGCCACAAGTACATTATTCAGTGGGGAAAACTCTATATTCGATGCTTGCAATAATGGCATTGATAATCCACAAAATCAATTCGATATGATGCCAATGCCACTTGGATACAAATATGGTTATTGTCTCCCACCAAAAGTAAAAATTAGAGGAAACGGAAGGGGAGCAAAACTTAGAGCAATTGTTGGTAATCGATCAGAAATATTCTCTATTGAAGTTGTAGATGAAGGAAAGAATTATATTGCCGGAGAAACCTCTCTTATCATTGTTGATAATACTGGACATGGACGTGGAGCACAAGCACGCCCAGTAGTTAAAGATGGTAAAATTGAAAACGTAGTCGTCACTGCTGGTGGTAGTGGTTACTGTCCTAATGTTCCATATTCAGATGCTACTGCTACTGGACCATTAGATGAGACAGAACAACCACTAGACTGCAGTGTTGACTCTGATTGTCCGGATGGTTATCAATGCATCAATGGAAAGTGTCTCATTCCATGTAGCGTTGATAAAGATTGTCCTCCAGGAATGATATGCATGAACGGTTATTGTGTTCCAATTCCTGGAGAACCTGGAATTGGAACAGCAGTTGTCGGTGTTGTAACCTTTATACAACCAATAACGCCGGGAATTGGATATGGTCCTGATGATGATGTCATCATTGATGATGAGATATGTGAAGACTGTACTATTGGTATCACAACGAACGGTTCTGTAATTGGTGTTGATCTTGGTAGTTTCAATATTAAATTTAATATACAACCTTCGATTAGTATTGCAAGTGACACCGGAATTGGTGCAGATCTAATCGCTATCATGGCATATGAGAGACAATACGATACAGACTTTGGTGCTGGACCTAGAAGAAGACTGGTTGGTATCACTAGTGTTGTTGATTGTGTTGGTGATCCACCTCAATTAGTTGGGTATGTAAATGGTAGAGAATATTATGGACCATTCCATATACATCCAGACAAGGGTGTTAAGATGGTGGGAGAAAGACATAAGTCCACTCCTCATGCTATAATATACAATACTAAAGAAGAAAGTTTAGGACAACCTGTTGTGAAAATAGTTGAATCTGAAGATACGCAAACTCAAACTACACCTGCAGTAGGACCCACTGTTACTACTGCACCTCCTTCTGTGTCTTCAACACCAGCACAAACTCCGACGCCAGCATCAACTCCAACTCCAACCTCAACACCCTCAATAAATACAAATACTACTGATACCAGTACGAACACAACTCCACCTAGTAGTCCACCTTCAGGTGGCAGTGGATCGTCTGGTAGCGGTGGCAGTGGATATGGAGGAGGATACTAATGAACGAAGAAGAAATAAGACAGATTGCTAGAGATGAGTTTGATAAGTTTGCTGAGAATTATTATAGGAGAAACTATCCGGGTTTTAATATAACATCTGGACATAATACTATGGGACACGGTGTTAGTGAATATGTAATGTCTACTGATACTGCTCAGGGAATACATTTTTATAAGCAAGGTAATGGTAAACTTTTGACCAGGAAATCTTTTGAATTGGTGACCGGAGACAAGGCAACTGATAAAGATGTCGCAATTTCCATACGAGCACAAGATGGACACATTGTTATTGAAGCAAAGAATGGAGACTTGACTCTCAGAGGTGGTAATATCATCCTTGAAACTACTGATGCGGAAGGATCAATTGTATCTAAACCTGCTAAAGTTTTTCATGTGAAAGCACCAGAGGTTGAACTTGAGTCAACTAAAATGACTGCGATTTCAACGATGGATATGATGCTGGCCGCAGGAGAGTTAACAATGTACGCAGAGAGTGGACCTCCTTCCATGGTAGATGGTACTGAACCAATTGTTGGTGGAGGACTCATTGCTACTCTTATCAACGCATTGAATAAAGCACAAGCATACTTCAGAGTAAATAGATAATTAATTATGTCACTAGGCGCAATTCGACAATTTGCAAAAGTCGCGATAGGAACTCCGGACCTTTCAAAGACTACCATATCTAATTTTACATCTGCTGGTATATTAACAAATCCTGGTGTTACATTTTTTGGTGCTGCTTTATCCGTTGGTGTTGCAAAGGCAGCAGTTAATATTGGACCTCCAGCAACGGTTCCTGGAGTTGCATTACCACTATCTTTATGGGTAGACGGTATATCACAGTTTAATGGTGTTATCAATCTCTATGGAAACATCAATCAATTTTCATTAGAAACTTCATTTGGTGCTAAGATTGCTAAGTCTTTGGGCATTAAAAATGGTGTTGACATCAAGAACGCACTAAACATCGGAAACACTACCACAGTATTCAATGGTAATGTTCGTGTTAATGGTTCATTTACTTGTAATGCTGTAAGTGTAACAGGTTTTATTAATGTGCAACCATGGAAAAAATTTGAAATTAATCACCCAACAAAAGAAGGTTGGAAGTTATCTCATGTTTGTCCTGAAGCACCAGATCCAGAGGTTTATATTCGTGGAATATCTCAGTCAAATGAAATTGAATTACCAGAATATTGGGATGGTCTAGTTGATATAGATACGATGTCTGTTCAACTTACACCAATTGGTTCATGGCAACCATTGTATTTTGAAAAAGTTGAAGGTAGAACTCTTATAATTAAGAATGAATCCGGCGAATCGGTTCATTACAGTTATCAAATTTGGGCAAAAACAAAAGATTGGAGAGATCATAAAACAGAATTTATACCTGAGGAGGGTGAAGAGTAATGGCAGATAAAAGACAGGGAAAGATAAGAAAAAAACTTAGAAAAAGATTTAATGATGAAATTGCACTAAAAAAACAGGAAAGAATAGTAATTTTAGATCAGTTGGCACTGATTGATATTGAGTTAGATGGACTTGATGAGGTCATCGAGAAGATTGATGCAAAACTACCACCGCTTATTAATGAAATTAATGCAGCGGTTGAGGCAGTTGGAGCAGCGTATGATGCAAGAATTGATAATAATGCTAGAAGTAATTTAACATGGCAAGAATCAGAACCAGGTGAAACCATTGAAAGAGATGATGAAGAAGATACTCAAATTTTTGAAGTAATAAACACACCTGCAACGAAACTACCAAAAAGTGCAGTCAAATATTATAAAAAACAACAGGATAGAGACTATGGAACTTCACTTCTAACTGGTTTTGTTGGATTTATTACTGCACAACATGACGTGATAGCGGTGGTTGATCCTGTCCCAGAGATTAGTATGATTAAAGTGGGTGATTTTATTGTAGATCGTCTTAAACAACCACAAGTTTTTATAGAAGGATTTATTCCAAAAGTTGTTGGAATTGGGACAACTAATGTTATTAGAATTGTAGATGAGGTTCAAGGATCTATTGGTGCTGGCGAAACTATTTTTGCGAGTGTAGGTGCTGGAACTACCTTTGATGCACCCGTTGGTCGTCATTTTGTCAGAAGTGGTTACTTCACTCCAGAGACAACAGTAGTTGGATTTGGAACTACATCTATATCCACATATGTAGTTGATCCTATCAATGGTGTCTCGACTGCATTTACTCAAACAGTTCCTGCTTTTATATTAAGTAAACCAGCATTGGTTGGAATCAATACAGATGTTCCACTAAAGATTGATGTTGGAGTGACCTCTTCATTCCCTTCTTTTATATTGGATGAAGTAGCTCAGATTACTGAAGACAGACAATATATTGCATATAGAGTTGACCGAGACGCTGACAATAATGAGGTTGACTATACTGATAATGCTATTGATGCTGCTTTTGACTTTACTAAGAGTCCAAAAGATCCACTTGAAATTGGTTTGATCGATAATGCTTCACTTGGATCTGCAGACAGGATTGAATATAATACTAGCGGTGATCCAGATCCAGGATCAGGTAACTTCGCGACATGGGAATCGAACAAGTCTCAGGCAACCGCTCCTCCAGGAACTGATTTTGGAGATTTGGAAGATGAACATCCAGAACCAAAAGTTGGTGGAGGCAGTGTTACTTATTATGTAGGAACTAACTCATGGCCTCAGGCAGTTGATAATGATGGTGAGGGAACTATTACCCAAGGATATGCAACTCTTGGTCAAACAATGAACATTGGAGTGGGTGCAACAGATTCAATGGCATCTCAGACTGCAGGTTTTACTGCGACACCACCCGCTCCTGCACCTACTCCAGCAGAAGTTGCGGCAATGGATGCTACCATAGCATCTGCTGAATCTTCTCTTGCTTCAATTAAAGCAAAGAATGAACCAATAATTCAAAAATATGTTAAAAAGTCAACAGTAATGAGGAAAGTGAGAGATGATCTGCAACTTCAGGCTTGGTCTTTGCTTCAAGCGGCAGCATTTGCCAGAGCAAAAATCGAGGAGTACCTCGGGGATAAAAAATCATTAGATGATGAGGACTTTGAGGATTTCGATCCGGACTGACCAGGGGGGTTGACACCTCAGCACCACCCTGGTATAATATACAGGTAATCAACAAACGACCCATGCAAATCAGCGAAGAAGATCTGATCGCAATCAAGCATCTCCACGAGGACATGGCAGAATATTTTTGTGATGAGAACCACATCAGTGGTGAAACTTATTGGAACTGTCTCGAAACTCTTGCGGAGATCAAATTGATGGAACTACGTGGCGAAGTATTGCTTACAGACTAATGCAACACCCAACATCCTTGTATAAGGAAATTCTAAAGTGCTACAGTTATGAGACCAGAAACCCGTCAATCTATGGAAATGTTATTCGCAGCGAAATGGAATTTACCCAAGGCAGCGAACAACTGCAACTTGACGTTCAAGGAGATGAAGATAACATTCAATGAGTATTGTGTCTTACATCCTCCCATCTATGATGAGGCAGGACAACCAATCCAAAATTGACTTTTGATTTCAAAAAAGGTCGAAAAAAAATTCTGGGCTAAAATTGCCCAGAAACCTTTTTGCGAGTGTGGCGGAATCGGTAGACGCACCAGACTTAAAATCTGTTGAGTTAGTAACTCGTGGGGGTTCAAGTCCCCCCACTCGCATCGGGGGAGTACAAAAGATCTGCATCTAGAAGCAGCGCCCCCCAGGTACTCCTTTATTGATTTCGTTTGGAGGATTAGCAACCCTCCAATTTTTTTGTCAATAAATATTTTGAGTTGAAGATACGCGCATGAGGTATCATCTAGACATCAAGTATTGTTGGTACAATTTCTCACAGCAATTAGTATTGATGTATTTTATTAACGGTATCCCATATACATTCGATGATGTGGAGGAGTCAATATATTATGATCATGAAATTATTGAGTGGGCAGATGGAAACACAAAATATGATATCGATGATCTTTACAGGGCATCACAGTATTTGATCGCTGAACAATGTCATCCTTTATTGTTTGATTTAGAACTTGATAACCCTGAATTACTCCCAATAGATTAAAGGCAGTTCTGTCTGTGATAAATAAAGCAGAAGAAAAATTAGTGCGCTGATACGATGCCTCTTTCAAGGTTAGAAAATTTTCTGATTAATACCGATGGTAATATTCTTTATGTAAATCCATCAGATCTGGA